ATAAATGAATATGCAGAAAGGGTTGTCTCGTCTAGGGTTGTGCAATCTATGTTGTTTCATTTTGGAGAGCAAGCCATAAAGGAAAGAAGAACAAAATCTCAATCTTATCTTTCTCAAGCCAGATCTTCGTTTAATGACTATATAAACAACTCGTCTCCAGCTGATTTCGGCGGACAGGCTGGTTACGACTTTGCTAAATCAAATCAAAATTTATGGATGATAATAACCGCTATATCATCCAATGGAAATACTAGCTACAACAACATAGTTCTGTCCAAGTACATAGCTCAATCTCTTAGTAGAATATATGCTGAGAACGGATCAATAAGCACAGACATTCCAGCCGTTCAAGCTCTCCTTACTAAAATAGAACATGGCGGGTTTTATGACAACATGCCTGGAAGGCCAGACAGATTTAAATTCGTTAGTGGCCAGCTAAGAAACATATTGGACGCTGTACAAGGAAATGACAAGGGAGGATCATATGATGCTTACCTCAGTGACCTTGCTATGAATCCTGGCAAGTCAAAGAAGTACAGGAACAACTCACAGCTTATGGATGTCTTGTCGCCCAAAATTGGGGCGTGGGCTTCTAACCTCATAGGGAATGAAAATGTAGTCACGCAAGACTCCCACTTTGTCCAGGCCCTAAATGTCTTTAGAGGCTTCTCCAAGCCCAAGATAGACTGGGCTGGGCTTGCCGACATAATAGGTGACACTGCCTTCGGTAAACTTGATACACCTCAAAAGAGAATGTCAGCTGTAGCGGCTGTTCTAAAAGATATTTGTGACAGAAAATCGGTAGGTAAAAATTCTATATTTGCTGGCCTAAGTCAAAAAGACTTAAAAAGACTAAAGACTTGGTTTAATCTTAACCAAAGAGAAATACTACAGTCAAAGCCAAAGAGCGACTCGGAGAGATCTTTTAATGAGAACGTTGCTATAAGGGTAGCAAAGCAGTTGTCACGCGCCCTGGGCACCGATATAACGCCAGCCATGGTGCAACAACTTGTGTTTGAGATGAACCACGATCAAAGAAGATCGCTTGGCGTTTCTCAGAGCGAGTACAGCACTTATGAATCACACATAACTGATAGATATACTCACGAATCTGCTCAGAAGATATTCGGAAGTCAGTTCAGAAATGTGATGGACGCTGATACTATGGAGCGTCTTGAGTCTCTTGAGCAGTATCAAACAGATGACGAGGGAGGATTCATGTTCAGCTTTACCCCAGGAGAGCCTAGAACTCACGGTCAAGACATACTTTCTGGTCCAAACGGAGATGCGCTGACGCCGCAAAACATAGATCAGATTTTATCTCCTTACCCGTTGCACACTGCGATAAGAAACCAAGGGTCACCGCCAAAAGAAAACCAAAGAGTCTTTGTGTATGTCGATCAGAAGATTATGTCTGAGACAATGTACCCAGTCTTGAACATATCCAAGACGCTAAGCGGACTGCCTATGTTCTCTTCGGACAGGGTCGTGCTTACTGACGTTTCTTTCCCCAAACCAAGTTCATTTACCTTCACCGATATTGTAAATGGGAAGGGTCCAAAGAGACATATTTCTGGCAAGAACAAAGAGATAAAAGAGACCGACGACATCATGACTGGTGTTCTTATTACTCTTGATCCAACAAACAATAATGGATTTGCTGATGAGAATGGACGCCTTATAAAAAGCGCCGATGAGGTCACCGTAATAAACGGAAAGATTATAGCAAGGGGAAACATAGAGTACTACCCTGATACTATGAACAAGAACGGTATGTCTACTACCGCCGAATTTGTTCAGGGACCAAGAAGATCTCAGGCAAAGAGGAACAGTATAATAGAGGCAGTGAAAGAAAACATTGCCAAGTATATGCCTGAGATATACACTGAGGAAGACGATGTAATCCTGAGCATATATGACCGTCTAAGCCCAGAAGACCAAGCCGCGATATTGGTAAGTCCTTCTCAGAAGAAAGGCAAGGTAAGAGGCACTGCTTCTAGGGCGGCTTCTTCTGGAGAGTATTCAGAAATAAAAGATCAGATACTGAGCAATCCAGCAAATTATATTGACACAAAGTATCTTGAAGGGTCTAAAAAAGAACTCGAAGGAAAAAGCGTTCCAGAACTCATCTCGATGATGAGGGGAGACAAGCTTGGGTCCCTTATGAATAGAAATGATGATGTAGGTGTTCTGGCTGGCATCGAGCTAATAAATAGACTTCAAGCTGAAGGAAGGACTGAAGCGATACCGTCTGTCCTTGAGGATCTTGCCAAGATGGGTACCTCTATTGGTAGGCTCCTCAGACAGTTCGGAGAACTGAAAACGTCTACTTCGTTTGGCATATATGGCATGATTTCTAGCCTTGCGGAAAGTCAGGGCAAAGTTCTTACCGACGATATGAAGACCAAGCTTCAGGAGGCGGCTGAGAACTATATGGTTTCTTACAGAAATTATGAATCCCTTGTTGACAGAGCTATAGCTGGAGAGGATCTTGAGGCTGAACTTAAGGAGGCTATGAACTCCTATCTAGAAGCTCAGAACAAGCTTGACACCATGGTAAATACTTTGGTTGACAAGAGCTGGTCAGACATAGGGATACAGCTTATGCAGGGTAATCTTTTGACGTCTATGTCTCAGGCTAAAAACATAGCCTATAACATAGCGCAGATGTTCCCAAGAACCATGGTGGACGTGGCGTCTTACCCAATAGAAAAGCTTCTTAATGCCATGGGGGTAAAGTCCCCAGCTAAGAGAATCAGTATGGCTGCGTACTTGTACGGACTGAAGAAATTTGGGTCTGGATGGGTCGAAGCGGCAGAGCAGGTTGTAACTGGAAAACAAAGGGAAGCGACAGAATGGAGAATGGACAGAGGTTTCATGCCAGTTAGATCCTTGATTGCCGCCCTTTCTAATGACTTGCCCCAGACCAAAAGCGGAAGAGCATCCCTGAACTCAAGAGCAAAGCTTCTTGTGGCTGGTACATTCGGAATCCCTGCTGAAACTATGTTTAGGTTACTGTCTCTTGGTGACATACCATTCAGAAGATATGCAGAGGCAACAGAGCTTTATCACATAGGTGTTGGCATGGGACTTAAAGGAGAGGAGCTTGCTAGATTCCTTAAGTACCCCAGCAGAGAGGCTATGGACAGAGCCAGAGACGAAGGGGCCAAGATGACATTCCAGAAAGAAGGCGGCCTTGCTAGAGGTAGCATGTGGATTATAAGTAATTTATCTAGAGGCCTTGGAAAGATGTTTGAGAACTCGAAAGGATTTGACGCTCCAGGATTCTTCAAGTTCTTTATAAGATCAAACGTCCCCTATGTTACTACGATTGCCAACTTTATGGAGGAATCCCTTACGTATATATCACCAGCGTTTGGATCGGCTAGAGTTGCTGTAAATATCATAAACGGCAAGGCTGACGAAGCATCAAAAAACGCGACAAAGGTTATGATTGGCCAGGTGTTTACTCAAATGTCTTTACAGCTTATCGCCAATGGAATAATAAGCCCTGGTATAGACTGGGAGGACGATGAAAAAACAAACCTGATGTATGATGTAATGCCCCCTAACAGCATAAACATCTCGGCTCTTAAGAGATGGTTAGGAGGAGAGGATCCAGCACCAAGAACAGATGATGTATACAAGAGCTACCAGACCCTTGGTGTGCTGGGTTCTATAATGGGTGCATACGCCCAAAGTATGACTATAGATGCGGCTAAAGACGCCATAAAAGAACCTACCAAAGGAATCAACATACTCAAGAGGGCGCTCGGCATGGAGAACGCAGCGCTTATATCTTATATGATGGACCAGAGTTTCTTGCAGGGCCTAAACGGAGCCTTTGAGATAATAACAGAATCGGATCCAGAGAAACTTAACATAGCCATGGAGAAATATGCTGAGAGCTTGTTCAAGGCGTATAGCGCAATGGCCATCCCTAACTTCTTCTCTGGTGCTAATATGGCTACAAGAGAGTTTATGCCAGACAAGAGAGATGCTGATCTTTCAGACAGGCTGATCAACCATGTAAAAGAAAGAACATTTAATACTGACGGTCTCCCCGTCAAGGTGAACTGGAAAGGAGAAAGAATTAGTCAGGCACCAAAGGGCGGGAGGCAGTTCGCTTACTACATGTTTGACCCCTACAAGACCAGCACATCTGGAACTGATCCAGTCTCGATAGAGATACTCAATCTATATATGAGAACTGGAGAGTTGCCAAAAGCTATAGGCACTCCATACTACGCCTCTTCTGTACACAGAAAGCTTGAGGTTCCATCCTTCAGCAGGGGCAAAGCTCAGAAAGCCATGCAAAACCTTATGGCTAGCGGAGCCAAGTATGAGTTTGTTGGAAATACGCCAGAGGACTTTAGATTCTCCCTCACGGCTGAAGAGCTAAACAACATGCTTGAGATGTCCAATTCCTTGAGGTACAAAGACATGCAGCAATTCATGCAGACCGATAAATTTAAGGGGATGTCTGACTCAGAAAAGATTGAAGCACTCGACGAGCTGAATCAGAAATACAACTCCATGCTTGAGTACTTGCCAGATGGAAGTTTCATGCCTCACTCCAAGTACTTGATACAGGTAATAGAAAACAAGTACTTAGAATCAAGATGAGAAAGAAACTAAAAGATACTAAGGTGGGAGCGTGGCTTAAGGACAAGGCACCTCAGGTTCTAGACACGGTAGGAGAACTGCTTCCTGACCAAGGCGCACTTGGCGTAGTCAAGAGGCTTATAGATCTTGATCCTAATATGACGGCACAGGAAAAGATGGAGTTCGAGAAGATGCTAATGGACTACGAGGCTAACGCTCAGAATAATGTAACCGAAAGATGGAAGTCGGATATGATGTCTGATTCTTGGCTATCAAAGAATATCAGGCCTATGATGCTTTCTTATCTAGTGGTTATCTTTACTATATTTGTTGCCACGGACAGCTTTGATAATCTGTCGTTTAACATAAAAGACTCTTATGTTGAAACGTTCAGTATACTCATGACAACTGCATTTACAGCATACTTCGCGGGAAGATCATACGAAAAGGTAAGACTAAACAGAAAATAATGGAGACAAGAAAAAAGCCAGTTGGATTTTATGGAGAGATATACGACTGTGATGCCTTTGCTCTTTTAAAGGCGATAGGAATAATAGTGATAACTCTTTTCTTGTGCTTCTCTTCGTGCGGATCGCCTGCCCTTGCCCAAGAAGAGTGTGTTGTCCTTGGATCTCAGGGAAATCCATTGCCCATGGGTATGGTTAACTACGACAGAACAAACACAGAAAAAGAAATAAATTGTGTTGTTCACGTACTGCATGACAATCAATACTTTCCAAACAGCAACATAAACCTAGGCGTAATCCAAGGGGCATTTGAACAGCTAAATGTTGACTTCGATGAAACCAACATATCATTCAATCTTGTTCATACCACTTACACACATCTTGGGTCATTCTCTTGGGCAGACTCTTATAGGCAAGATGGAGGAGTGTGCTTCCCTAATTACGGGACGCAGATGGCTCAGTGGACAAACATGGTTAAGTGGAACACAGCAGAGTATTGCAATGTCTACGTGGCCCCAGACTTCTGTTCGTCTATCCTTGGGTTTGCATGGGTGACATACTACCCTTGGTCAACGCTTGACGGAGTATGGGTTGAGACTGAGGTGTTTGGCGTCACTGGACCTCAGCTTACGTGGCGTTTTGAAAACGAGACGCTCACTCATGAGATGGGGCATTACTGTGGCCTTCACCACGTATTCAAGAACGGAGACGGCATCGTCTCTTCCTGCGGCCAGAACATTGGTGACTGTGAACACACTGGCGACTACATATGCGACACCCCTCCTACCAAAGTAAGCCAAGGGTGCCCTGAGGAGCCTGGCTACTATTGCCCAGAGGTGACGTATTATGGGGTTCCGTTTCAGGCAAACAATCACATGGATTATTGTCCAGAAGAATGCAGAGACGTATTCACTCCTGGCCAGATAAACAGGATGCATGCCATGCTTGAGTACCAGAGGTCAGAGCTTTTCTCTGACGAAACTTTTTGTTTTGGAGATTTTGATGGTGACTGCCATGTCGGAACTAGTGACCTTCTGTATCTTCTCTCCTACTATGGATGTCAGGGATGTACTGATGGCGATTTAGACCTAGACCATAACGTAACGTCAAATGACTTAAATTTGTTGCTGTCGGTGTATGGCGATGAATGTAACTGCGGAGGCTTGCAGCTACAACGTCACCCAGCAAGAAAGCCAGAAGACATAATGGAGGTAATACAAAAAATAAAACAATAAGATGCCAAACGAACCTAAGGTAGTCAAAAGATTTGGAAGGGAAAAAATAATAAACAAGGGAACATGGACCGTTGGTATCGACGGCAAAGAGGTTCCTTTTGAAGGAAAGGAGGTTGTCGTCTCCAAGAACGGAGCAATTATAAAGAAGAAGTTTAAGGCCGTAGGTAGCGCTCCAGATGGGGCCAAGATTAGAATAAACGACAAGACCAGAATAACTGGCGGATCTAGAAGGTAATACTTAAACTAAACATATATGCCCGTTATGTAACCTATGGGCAAAAAGAAAGGGGCGCTAGCCCCTTTCCTGTTATCTGCATGTACCGAAATGGTATAGCTGACTTATCCAGCATTGAGAGACATGCTTCATCGTACTGGGCATGCTCCTGAATCACAGTCAGAAACTTCAACCTCATCGAACCCAAGGCTAGACAGGCCAGTGATCGGTTCAACCTTGGCGCTCATCTCAATGTACGTGGCCTCATCGATCTCCTCTAAAGGAGCTTGATCAAACCCGTGGTCAGAGTGCAGCAAGAAAGAGACCGACTTCACAATGTGCAGGTTGTTTTTCAACCACAACTTGATGTCGTCTAACTCATGGAGTCTGTAGTAGATGGTCACGGAAACAGCGTTATCAGACCATTCTTTCTGCAACCGCTTGATAACTTCTAGCTGGTCTATCGCCGTCATGTCCTTCGCCAAAGTTGTCCCTTGGGGAAACTTGCATGGGAAGCTTACAACGCTTGTGCCCCTGTCAAGTGTTCCGTCGAAGTTGCGGACATACTCTACATGATACCCTTTGTCCTTAGCAACCGCCACTAGCTCGCTCTCAGAAGCCATACGGATTCTGCGGATGTAGTACTGGCTGTATGCTGGATGCGCTCCTGGGGTGACGCCAGCAAGAAGGCTGAGCGTTCCAGATGGCTTCACCGTGGTGAGCTTGATGCTCTTAGGGAAACCAGCGAGCCTAGAGTATTCGTCGTCGTAGCTTCTGAGATAGCTGTAGCACAAGTCAAGCCATGAACGCTGCTCCTCAGTAGCCTGAAGGTATCCAGTGACACCAATTCCCATACGCATGTTCTTGTGTACGATGTGCTCGGTTTCTTTCACGGCGCACTTGATGGCAAGGCTATGCTTGTTTACCCTGTACAAGTACGTTGCAACCTTCTTCAGCTCTTCGTAGGACTCTATGTTGGGCAGGTAGATCTCAGCCAAGCAGCACGTCTCGAAGTTCGCGAGGCTTTGCTCTGCACATGGATTGAATCCTTGCACGTCTGGGTCAGGGTATTGAGTCTCTCCAGTGCGTCCCATCTTACGTGAGGCGGTCAGGTTGATGATGCCGTATGGCTCTCCATTCCCGTTGTACCCTTCCCAAAACGACTCATGAACGTTGTCGATGTTACCACACACAACGCTGTTGTTTGACATCGCTCTCCAGTTCGGAACGTTACCAAGATCCCAGCGCTTAGCGTTCAGGTACTCTACATCGTCTGCGTCACCAATGGCGATCTGCGCTGAACGTCTAACGTTACCAGCCACCACGATGCGGCCAATGATGTTCATGATGTCGAGGCAGTCTACTGGCTTGAGGAACTGAGCGTTCTTGGAGTTTAGGATTTTGTTTATCTCCATCATACCCCATACCAAATCCTCTGGGCCTGATGCCGTACCACCGAATCCCTTGATTGGTGTGCCCTTGGCTCTGATGAGATGTGTGGCGAAGGTGAATCCCTTTCCAGTAACGAACGATGCCTCAAGGACACGCCTGAGCAACTCTACCCATCCCTCTCTACTGTCGGGAACGATGAAATCCGCATCATTCTTGTCCAGTCTTTCAATCTTGACATTTGCCCATGGGCGAGGAAGTTCCTGTACATTCTCTCTCTGGATGTTGAATCCTACACCACTGCCCAGCATGAGCATTTCGAATGCCCAAGTGAATGGCCTGATGGGATGATCCACCACCACGAAAGCGCAGTTCTGAAGTGATGGAAGTCCAAGGCGATCCACGGTCTCAGTACCAAGCTGCCATAGGAATCGCCCTGCCACGGTCCCCTTCAGGGACAACATGATTTGTCTCAGGTCTTCTTGTTCCTGATCAGAGAAACCACACCCAAGCTGGTCATTGCACGCTTTTACAACGCGCTCAACCGTCTCAGGCCACTCTTCTGTACGTCCTTCGTAAGGACGGGCATAGGTACGCTTAAAGACAGGGTACCCTACTTCCCCCCACGGAGTGAGGGAGCTAACATTTGAAACAGACATTTTTTTTGGTGTTTTTTAATTGGACAAGGCGGCAAATCTACCTATAATCTAAGTGGTAGTACCATACTCTATATGAATCGATTGTCATCAAATCGAGTATAGAGATCTTCGTTATAACATCACTTCTTCCTTGTCTCTGATATTTTTTCTTGTACGCATCTAGAGGGTGCTTCACAAAGACATCCTCTACATTCTCTTCACAGTATCTGGCAAGATCTTGCCTGTTGACTATGCAGAATCCTCCTTCTTCTGGCATGTCAAAGGCGATGATATGGGCTGACCCATACATCCATCCTGTGTCTCCGTTGACGTTCTTAAACTCGCACCATATCTCATGTGGCAAGTTGTTTCCTTTCACGTCAACACCCCATCTCTGGTCACCTCCATAAGCCATCCAGAAGTCTACGTGTTCTCTGGTGTCTTCTGTTCTGGTGGACTTCTCTACAGTCAAGCCCAAGGCCTGTGCCGCAGACTTAAACCTTACTTCAGCGACCTTTCCTGTGGTCGTCGAATATGCTCGTCTGTTGGGGTTGACCATTGAGATGGTGGTGTTCTGAGTATTGAACTACAGCCTCCCTTATCATATCCATCTCAAGCAATGCCTTCATCCTGAATGAGGAAACCAGATTTGTAACCTGACCTGGGTGAACTTTGGGGTCACCATTCCCATCAAACAGATCCTCGTAGAGTTCTGTTGCGATTATTTGGAGTCTTTCTGTCGCTAGGGCGTACACCCTCGCCAGATCCTCCTTTGTTAGATCTATCATCCTTGATTATGCTTATTGCTTCTTCAATTTGTGCTCTGTTCTTAACTATGAAAAGCTTCGGTTTGTTTTCAAAGTTACGAAGGTAGTTGAGGAAAAGCTTCCATCTCATAGGAAAATCATGATGTGAAGGAGTAAATCCCTTTGTCTCTATGATCCAGCTTCCGTCTTTAGCCACGAAATCGGGTGTATACTTTATGGGGAGAACCGACTTATTGGTTCTGTCTGACAGGTCTTTACCTGAGGCAGTCATCTTTAAGTATACGCCATTGTAAACGAACTGATCCATCAGGACATACTCATTTTCCTCATAGACAAATTCTAGGCCGTTGTCACAAAGTAAGTCAGCGCACTGCTTTTCAAGGCTGCTTTTGTAGCGGCCCAAGTGCTTTTTACGAGCACTGGACCTGGGCTGCGTGCCCTGCTTTACTTTCTTCACACGGCAAAGTTACACCCTATTTCTGGTTCCTAGACATGAATTAAGCGTTAATTGAATTGATGATATACATCAAACTGTAAACCAGCTGGTTCGAACAACTCTCTTCCAGTTGAATTTATCCTGAATGCAGTCATCGGGGTGTTCATAGTGAAGGTGATTGGGTTGTCTATTGGCGATGGTGCGCCTCCAGTCTCTGTCTCCCTCACTTTACGCACATGGAGTTCAGTTGTTTTGCGAAGACTTGGGTCTGGCGCCTGAACCTTTCTGTGTATAGTTACGAAGCAGTCTGCCCTGTTGACAAACTTGCCTCCTCCTTCAGTGTCCTCTGCATACGGGGCCACAGGCAGACCGTCATCCCCCTTCCTGCGCTGAGCCTCAGTCACAGCGTGCATGTTCAACCATACGGCGATGTTGTTCGCCTTGCTGAACGTCAGGAACTCTGACGCAGCTTCGTAGTGATAGTCATGCACCCCGATGTTTGAGTTCCCCATGTCCAGCTTGAGGCTGTTATAGGGATCTACGAACACGGCATCCACAGGTTGGTGGCGCAGCACCTTCTCCAAGAACAGGATGATCTCAGCGTAGCTGTACACTTGGTTGTTGTTGATTACCGTGAAGTGTTCTTGCACCCATTTGTAAGCGGACTTGCGCTGGTCGTAAGACATCTCGTTCACTCGCTTGTTGAACCCGAACTGCATCAGCGTCATCTTAAGCGAAGAGGTCCTGTTCTCAGAAGAATACACTACCCACTTCCATCCGTGACGTACGGCTGCATTCACCATGAGATACAGGGCCATGGTCGTCTTGCCTACGTTGCTGTGGCCGTTGATGATCAGGAACTCTTTCTTATACCTGAAGTATTTGTCAAGCTCTTGATCGCCCGTGTCAAGCCCAACCTGGATGTTGCCATTGGCGTAGCTGTCAATCCACCTGAAGTCCTCGTCGTCAGACGATACGAAAGACATGTCACCATCACTCAAGAGCATTTCTCGCTGAGCGCTCTTCTCGTTAGACATGAGCGTTTTGATGGGGTCCTTCTTGCCAAGCTCGATACCATCCCTGATGGTAGCCAGAGCCTGATCTTCTGACTCGATGTTCTTCTTGCAGATCTCTCTGTGCAACACCCTTACGACCTCTTCTTCTTCCATCCTTCCAGCGGATATGTAACCTCCGCATAGACGGGCAGACTTTAGGAGAGCCGCATGCTTGGCGCCATCCTCTGCAACCCTGATCATCTTGGCTGCAAGATTCAGCTTCATGTAGTCAGTGTAGTGATCTTTAGATACCGCTACCTGATTGTCGCTACGCTCACTCGTGAAGGCCCCAAACTTATCAGCAGACTCGTTGACCACGATGTCTGGATCGAAGGACTCAAAACAGGCCCTAGATTCATTGATTCCCGACTCGTCTGGGCTGACTCCATACTGCTTGTTGAAGTACGTTTTAAGGGCCCTAAAATGATCCCTATGGCGTTCTGGATTCGTGATCCTCACGAGAAGCTTGATACCATCTCCAGAAGGAGAGATCCAAGTAGCGTAAGCATACGGGTCCGTGGCTAGCACAGACTTCGTCATAGACGCTGAGTCTACGTGGTCGAAGTCCAGAACAATAAACCCGCTGTGGTCAAACAATCCGTCATCAGATCTGTCTGAGAACTGACCACTGAACAAGACGATGGGAAGCTTTTTCTTAGCTTCCTTGTCTCCATTCCGAACCAGTTCTATAGCATCCTTGCTAGACCCCTCTGCGATCCTCCGAAGGGCGTAACCCATGGAGATATAACGAGGTGCCTTCGTGTGGTAGATGCTCTCAAAGATTGTTACTTGCATTGCCCGTACTTTAACTCAGCCGCCTTGTCTAAGTACCACTTAGCCTTCATGATGTCTTTGTCAGCCGTCTCGCCAAGCTTTGTGCCAGCACGCATCTTGTACTTGAAGGCGTTCATCTCGCAAAAGGCGATAAACTTCTCAACCCCCCAGATGTCTACCATCATCTCCCAAGCCTCTTTAGAGAACTCATTGTAGTGGCGGGGGCTGTTTATGAACTCATATTTTTCTTCCATAGGAACTTGTGATTGATTACTTTTTTGACTATGATTTTTCTTTCACCCTTATAGGTGGGTGGGTAGCACTGCCTCTCGATTATCGATCGACTGTGGTCGTCTGCCACGATGTCTCCTGGGTCAGGGGAAGAACACAGACACCAAACCTCCTTGTTTGTTACCCTCTTGTCCTTCTTGTATGCCACCAGAAGATTGCAGTAGACTATATCTTTCTTTTCGTTCATATGACGTCGAGCTTGAATTTTCTTTTGATCAGTGGAACCATCTCTTCCAGAGAGAGAGACTTACCAGAGCATGAAGCTGACTCCATGACTACGCAGTTGTCTCCTTTCTTATTCTCTATCATCACGATGGTGAAGTCCTCTGTGTTACTTGGTATAGACACTACGTATCCTTCGTGCTCTAGTATGATGCAGAAGAAAGAAACTTGCTTGCCTTCTTTTCCAACACCGCTAAAAGAGTGAGGGCCGATGAGTTCTAAACCCTTCAGCCCCCACTCTAGAACGGCGTAAAGCCCGAATACTTTAGAAGGGGAGATCCTCTTCAGACGCACTTGGCTTACTTGAGTAAGAGGACTTGCTCTCTTGTTTCTCTTTGGCCTTCTCGCTGTTGGGATCCCATACAGTGGCGAATGATCGACCATTCTTGCTCACACCTACCGTCAAGAACACGTTACCCCCAGTTCCGTCTGGCTTTTTGGGGGTGCTATATCGCTTGATCAGGTCTTCAAGCTCGTTGACCTTGAGGCGAAGACGTTGTGACACGTACTTGCCTTCTTCGTTGTACTTGGGGTCTTCTGCGTATCCTACGAATACGGAGTCATACTTCTTTGAGTTGTCGCTCATTTGAAATGAATTAAAAAAGGTGAATTAAAAGGGTCATGATTGCTACGTAGCACAGAAGTGCTAGCCCAGAAATGATGGGCGCTTTGATGTTGTTCGTCATACTTCGAAATAATTAAAGTCTTTCATTGGGTCTTCTTGTGCCTCCATGAAGTTGTTGATCTTGCTTATAGCTTGAAAGAACTTCATCTCTCCCTTGAAAAGGGTTTCTTCTGTACACTTGACGACTGCTGGTAGATATGGGTATGCCTTCTCTTGCACAACCCAGAAGAACGTGTTGATCCCAATGGCTTTGCAGTAGATATAAGCCTGAATGTCGTAGCACAGCTTGTTGACGTCATACCTGAAGCCGTCGACGCTACGTGTAGACTTGCTGTCTGAAATAAAGCCATTGCCAAGGCAATCAAGATAACCCTTAACAGTAACGCCATTGATCTTCGTGTATATTTCTTTTTGGTATTCTCCAACAAGGTATTGCTGGTATACGCCACAGGAATGGAGGCGGTCGATCATCTCGTTAGCTGTCTTCCAGTCTTCATGGCTGCAAACCATCTTGCCTTTGCTCTTGAGTTCTTCCTCGATTGAATCCTTTACCTCTTTGTACTCTTTCGTAGCCTTGGGGGACTTGGTCGATTGAGTAGCGGCAGAGCATCGTTCCATGATAGCATCATGATCAAGGACAACATACGTACTCATCGCTTTATCTGCGTCGAATAGAAGCATGTCGTACATAGACCCAAACTCCAGTGCGTCTGACTTTTGGTCAAGCAGACCTCTCATATGAAGGTCGAAGAGAGCCGTGTCGGTGAGGGCCCTCTTGATGGAAGAGTACGACAAGTGTTCCTTGCCGTACCGATCCATCAATTTCTCAGAGAGGCTCATCGAACGAACTTCTTGATGGCTTCTTTCTGTCGGTCGGACAGGTCGTTGCCATACTTAGCTACCACGTTCTCGTAAGCTTTCTTCTTGTCGGAAGCAGACTTGATGTAGGCGATAGCCTTGTCCATGATAGATGGCTCTTGGCTGGCCTCTTCTTCCGCAATGGCGTCACGAGCAGCTGCTCCTCCGATTGGAACGCTACCCATAGACTTAGCTGGCTCCTTTCCGTGGGTATTGGTAGAGTCGCTATCCTTGGTGTCGTCGATCAGGAACATGCCATTGAGAGCATACTTGCGAGCATAAGATGACGTGGCGCCAGTAACCTGCGATGCATCCATGCCCTTCTTGGAGTCCTCTTCACGGGCATAGGCATTCACGCTGTGGGCGTTCCCATCATGGTCAAAGACAGTTACCGTGGACATGATGTATACACGGCTACCATGCTCTTCGATCCTATCGGAGATGGTCATGGTAAGTCCATGCTTCATAAGCAATGGCTTCACCGCTTCGAGGATGTCCTCGCATGAGCGGTAGTTGTACTTCCCGAAGGAATTGAACTGGCCTTTGGGGGCCTTTAAATCTGACTGAACAGCCAGCAACTTTGATTGAATGTTCATTTAAAATGAATTAAGGGTTTGTGTTTTTTTTTGATGTAAAAGGACGAGCTTTGTTTCATCAGGCTCAACACGTAAGCCCGTTGCAGACTCTCTCTGCACACCATGCGCTTGTCCAGTCGGTCAGCGTTCTGACCTTAGGTCTTTTACGATAGTGTAAACCTTCACATACGAGCACATGAAGTCAAGCATGTTGTTCGTGGAGCTTAGGTACATCTTGTCGAAGTCTGTTTTGTTCGATAGGTTTCCTGCGATTGATTCTATCTCAAGCTCAGGATGATCGTGCATGTTAAGGACTTTCTTTGCTTTGATGATTACTTCCGTGTGATCCTTAAATCCACTTGAGTAATCCTCAAGTATGGAGGAGACATCTGTGTCGATCCAGTCGTCAATCCCTGCATCCACTATGTCGCCTATGATGATGGACTTTGATCCTCTCCTGATGGAGGGGTCAGACATTACCATCTCTATAACATCATTCTCAGTTACCATCTTCTGCTCTTGATACTTTGACCAGCTTGACGTTTTTGCCCCTTGATACGGCGAGACTCCTACTTGGGGTCAAGAACGTGTCACCGTCCCTGTCGTATGAGTACGTGAACTCTAGCTCGGTTCCAACTTGAACTCCATGAAAATTGTAATCGTGCATGACGTTACGGGTTTGAGTTTTTAGATGCCGCAAAGATAAGCCTCAGAAAGGTATGAGTCAAGTCCTTGGGCAACATTATTATTCGTCAAAGTCACAGGATTCAGGTTTGCAAGAGTGCATTGACTCCAATGACGTCAGTAAGTTGTGGACGCAACACTCAGCAGGGTGGACCGCCCTCTTCGTGCTGGAGCACGCCGCAAGAGTTAGCGGCAGGATCAAAATTAACTTGTTCATTTCTGTTGCTTAAAAGGTTTCTGTTGACCACCTCGAGGGCCGTGACATACATGACGTCATAGCCTCCCCAGTGCTTGTAGTTTCCATCGTGATTTCTACGGTGATGGATGACCGTTGCGTGATTTATGCCAAGCGTTCTTGCGACTTCGGAGATGCTGAACCTTGTAGTCAAGGCTGCCAAGATAGCTGAGCGAGGCCTTACATGTTCCGCAAGCCTCGACTTCAGTGCCATCGCTTTTTGTTCTCGCGTCATCTCAAATCCCAAGATACACATGTAGCACTCGTCTACGAGATCCATTACTTCCTTACTCATACCATGAAGATAGGTGGTGAACTTGCGTTTGCTGTGTTTAACTCGAAGGCGTATACGTAGTAGTCGTAATGCTTCCCGAACTCTTCTTTGTGGTCTTTCGCCGCTTGGATAGCTGCGTCTCTGTCGTCAAAGACACCGACAGGAAAGGTGAAAATCTCTAATCGAGAATTTCTTGTTGCTGTGATCACATACATGTCTGTGTTATTTGGTGAAACCAAAGTTCTCAGCGTCATCCACTATGACACTCAGCTTGCTCAGGAGTATGTCAGAGTCCCCCTTGCGGAGGTACTCTGCATACGCCTCAAGCACTCGGTCCAAGAGCTTGGTTTTATCTACTAGTTCGTTCTGTCTTTGGATGTGGTTCATCTCTTGTGTGATGTTCATTGTGTCGGCTAATTTAGATTACTGATTGAGACGCAAGCTTGAAGCCTACGTTGTCCATGTTGTTGTAGATGCCAGAGTACTTGTTGGCCTCACGGCTGTCTGCGTTCTTGCTTGACAGGTGTGTAGTGAACTTGGTGAGTCCGCTGAACATACCCCAAGCAGTATTGCCCTTCTGTGCCATCTCAGATCGGATCGCCTCTTTGAGGACCTCAGCCCGATTGAATCGCTTAGCGTTGGTGTTTTCCTTGGTGTCAACCGCGAAGTCAACCTTGAAGATGTTCTTGATGAACTCCTCCACATCTCGCGGCTTCACCAGCTTCTTGGACATGGCCATCATGGTCTCTGCGGTGCGCTCTGCCTCAAGCACAGACTCGTCGATCATTGGCATGTTCAAGCTGATCATGTTCAATACCTCGTCGATCGATCGGCGGGTATGACGTGCGCTGCTATTCATGCTCTTCACGGCACGGTGGAAGGTATTCTTGCAGCTGATGGTGATGTTGGTGCTGCCCCAAGACAAGGCAGTCGTCCCGTCATGTGAGTTGAGACATGTGCTGTAGAAGTTCACTTTGTCTTTG